CTACTCGTGACATTGATCGTAATGATCCAGGTGCATTATTTGCTTGGGTGATGGATGCATTAATGTTAGGTATTGGTGTAGGGTTTGACACCCTTGGACAAGACAAGCAAATGTCTATTTATGCACCAACAGAGCCAGTAAATATTTATGAAATCCCAGACACTCGTGAAGGTTGGGTTGAGTCTGTTAGATTACTTATTAATTCTTTTCTTCGTGCAAACCAGTCTATTCAAGAGTTTACCTATGACCTTATCCGTCCCCTAGGTGCCCCTATTAAGGGCTTTGGAGGCGTTGCCAGCGGTCCAGAACCACTTATTGATCTCCATACACGCATTCGTAATGTAATCGGCTCTAGAGCAGGGGATGCCTTTGATAGCCGTGCTATTGTAGACATTGTTAATCTTATTGGTACATGTGTTGTTTCTGGAAATGTTCGTCGTTCTGCTACCCTTGCACTTGGTACACCAGAAGATGATGGTTTTATTAATCTCAAGAATCCAGAAGTATTTCCAGAAAGAAACTCATACGACCCAGAAAAACCAGGTTGGGCTTGGATGAGTAATAACTCTATTTCTGCTAAAGTAGGAACAAAATATGAAGATTATGTAGATTTAATTGCAGACAATGGAGAGCCAGGGTTTATCTGGTTAGATGTTGCTCGCAATTATGGCCGTCTTGCAGATGCACCTGATTATAAAGATGCTCGCATTATGGGCTTTAATCCTTGTGCGGAGCAGCCATTGGAGTCATACGAACTTTGTACACTTGTAGAAGTGCACTTAAATCGTCACGAATCCAAGGAGGACTTCCTCAAGACATTAAAGTTTGCTTATCTTTATGGAAAGACTGTGACACTTATGCCAACTCATTGGCAACAGACAAACGGAATTATGCAACGCAATCGTCGCATTGGAACATCACTAACAGGTATTGCTGCATTTGCTGACGAACATGGTTTACCAGTTATTCGTGAGTGGATGGATGAGGGCTATAAAACAATTCGTAAATATGATCATTCATATTCAGAATGGCTTTGTGTTCGGGAGTCAGTTCGTGTAACAACAGTTAAACCATCAGGATCTGTATCACTTCTTTCTGGTGCTACTCCTGGAGTTCATTGGGGACCTGGTGGAGAATTCTATCTTCGTGCTATTCGTTTTGGCAATACCGACCCAATGCTTCATTTGTTTAAAGCAGCGGGATATAAAATTGAATCAGACCTTGTATCAGCAAACACATCTGTAGTATATTTCCCAGTAGCATCTGGACATAAACGTGCAGAAAAACAGGTTAGCCTATTTGAAAAGATTGGTCTGGCAGCAACTGCTCAAAAGTATTGGTCAGATAACGGTGTTTCTGTAACCCTTTCTTTTGATAAAGAAGAAGAAACAAAGTTTATTGCTCCAGCCCTTAATATGTACGAGGGTCAGTTAAAGGCAGTTTCGTTTCTTCCAATGGGCAACAAAACTTATCCGCAGCAACCATATACAGAAATATCAAGAGAAGACTATAACTCGTATGTTGGAAAGATTGGCAAAATTGACTGGTCTGCTATTTATGATGGAGTAGAAAATCTTGAAGCAGAGGGTGAAGCATATTGCTCAACTGATGCTTGCGAGATTAAGTTATATTAGTCTTCAGCCTGCTATAATAAGGGTATAGGAGAATTATGTCTAACCCATCAAACTTATATGCAGAGAAAATTTTCTCAGAACACCCACTAGTTTTGTGGGCACTTGATGACAAGGCTGACTATGTAAGTTTAATAACAGAAGCACAAAGAAATATCGAATCTCAGTGGACAATTACTGGGGCAACTGTTAATACAGATCCTAATTCTGGTGCAACAAATCCTCCATTTGCAGATAGTCTTTCAACAAGTATTCTTGGAACTGTGCCATCTGGAGCAACAAGGACTATTTCTCTAATAAGCCCAAACCTTACAAACTTTTCTAATATGAATTCTTTGCTCGGTACATTTTCTATTGGAACATATTTTTATTCTAGTAGCATTTATGTTAACTCTGTATCTATTGGGTTTGAATACACCGACCCAAGCACCTCCACGGTTGTTCAAGAACTTGAAACTTTTAATGATCCCATTTATGAGAAATGGTCTTTTATATCTTCAACTTTTCAAATTCCAAATAAAGTTGCTACATTTAGAATTGTAATTAAAATAGTAACCGCATCTGGCGGAGCAACCTCATCAGACTACGAATTTTATACAAACGGAATAAGTGCGGGACAGTGGGCAGAAGAATTTAACACAACTTCTCTTGGAGTACAGACAATTGCGTTCCCAAACACAATTGCAATAGAAGATAGTCGTGCAATTGCAGCACAAGCATATGGGCTTGGAAATAAAAATGGTTATTATATTGCTAGCACCACATCTGTGTTTGCTAAAAATACAAGTATCCCATTAGTATACGGTGCATCAGGCTTAACCAAGATTGTTCCAAATTCTGACAATCCATCACTGATAGTTCCTGGGCAAGGATTTTTAAATGAAGCGGGAAGACACAAAGAATATACTGTCGAGTTTTGGGCAAGAATAAACTCGGATACGGCATTGCCTAAAAGAATTTTTGGACCAATTGCATCCTCAGATGGGTTATATGTAGAGTCTGGTTTCTTAACTTTAAAAATTAACAATTCTTTTAAATCGCACTTTATAGGTGAATGGTATAGACCAATGTTGATAAATATTAGATTAGTTAAAGATTCTGCAACACTTCTTGTAAACGGTGAAGAGGTTTTATCTATTTCTTTTAACACAAACACTATATCTTTACCATCAATATTAAACGATGCAAGTGAAAAAGAACAAGACTGGCTTGGGTTTTATGCCTATGAAGATGTTCCAGAAATTGAAATTGATTGCGTGGCTATCTATCCATACCAAGTTCCAGTTACAGTTGCAAAACGTAGATGGGTTTATGGCCAAGGTGTAGAGTCTCCAGAAGGAATTAATTCAGCATACGGAGGAACGTCTTCTTTTATCGACTACACTTTTGCAGACTATACCGCAAACTATTTGTACCCAAGTTTTGCTCAGTGGCAACAGGCTAATTTTGATAACTTATTTGCATCAGGAACATCTTTACAAACACCAACATATAATTTGCCAGAGATATCAATTGGCTCAAAAACTTTGCAAGATTTATATAATGACAATCAGGCAGTACAGGTTGGACTAAATAATTTTATAACATTTAGACCCAATCAAACCTGGGACACAACACCTTCGTATTTTAACTTCCCACAATTTAATGTTTTAAGTGATGAAATTCACTCTATTTATGCCGTAGTTCAGATTAATGAAGACGATTTAACTGAACAAACAATTATTGAAATAAAAAATACTATAAATGGAAATAAATTTAGTATTAGAAAAAATGAGTCTGATATAGATTATTATTTAACATATAACGGAGTAGAACAACAAATTTCTGCTAGTCAAGAATTTCCTTTAGGCTTAAAGTTTGCGGTTGGAATTGATATAGAAACACTTGTAACTGAATTTGGAGAAAACCTTGCTTCGTTCTTTGGCAATAAAAATGGATTAACTATTTATTTTGGTGGCGATGATTCTGGAAATAGAACATTTACAGGATATATGTATTCTTTTGGAATGTCAACAGATTTTAACAAAACACAAATTAATGATCATTTTTTAAGTAACGGAACTGCAGACATTAACTCAGGAGACGAACTGCTTTCTCATACAGCAAGTTACACACTACTTCCAACAGAAGCCTATGATAATTTTTATCTAGATATTGGTGTTTCTGGATATTGGCAAGACTATATGCCTTTGTCTTATTTTGCACAGTATGTTGAAAATGATATTGGTAATGAGTATTACGACTTAGATTTTTTACAATTTAATGTTGACTATCCTATGCCATCAAAAATAACCGAAACCGAAGTGGGCATTGAATTATTTTCTTATTCAGAACTAGACAACACCTATTCTTTGCCAACACAGCAAACATATGAAGACTTAGCAGATCAAGGTGCTGAGGGCTGGGCAGACTATCTTGATATGGCTCAGGCATCTATAAGCGCATACACATACGATACTGAAGGAGCGTCAATTAAAAGTTATGTTACTTTTCAGTATATAGATGAAGGAGCCAACTCACCACAAAGTTATTTTTCAACACAATACAAACCATTAGCAACAAGAATATTAGATATAGATGATTATTCAGATTGGCTTACTACAAAATTTGAAGTTGTTGACAATACACTTATTTATCCAACCAAAACAATTGATTTTAACAAATTAGCAATTGTTTACAGTCTTGAGTTTAATATTCGTGGCTCATTAACCAAGCCAATAACATTAAGAAATCTTTCACTTTCTTCTCAAGTTTTTAATAATAACTCCTTTAACCCAATTGGAACGAAGTTTGGCACACCAATATATCCTTATAAAAAATCGGGATTATATTATGACTATAAATCTAAAAATCCTTATAGCATTTACAAGGGTAGTACTCCATACCTATATATGACAAAAAATTCAGGAATTGAGGTTCGTGGAAGTTTTGATCAATCAATTGATAGAGGGCTGTCTATACCAGTTAACCCAAGCCTTGCTGATAATTACAGAGTTAGCGCTTTTCAGGCTTGGCACAGAAACGACAACTCAAGGTTTGAGTCTACTCCTACACAGTTTTTTGAAATAAATCATAAGAACGAAACCATTAAATTTTACATTCAAGCAACAAATATCTCTGGATCAAGGGCAAAGATTTTTGCTATTAATGATTCTACGGGAGAGGCTGTCAATGGAATTTCTTATTATATAAATGGATCCATTGTAAGAGAGCCTGTTTTAACAATTAAAGAGTGGTCCACTATTGGTGTTTCCTTTAGCAATTCTTTGATTTTTGACTCATATATTGGCTCTGTAAATGTTAATGGTCCAGGAGTATTTAACAATATCTCTTTTTATAAAACAAACAATCTGCAGCAAGTTCAAAGCAACACTACAAGGCCCTGGATTAAGGTTAAGCAAGATGGAGCCACAAACTTTGACTGGCAGTATTGGGATACAAATTACACGTGGAATGGTATGCTTGTTATATCAACGTCAGAGACTTACGGAGTAAATCCTTCAGAAGTTTACAAAACCTACATTGGTACTAATAAGATTATTATTGATGATGAGCAAGGAATGACGTTTGACTCAAACAAGATCAAGGTATATAGAGACTCATCTTGGTTAAGCAGTATCGTAACACCTGTCTAATATGGTATACTGGTGGTTATGGATTCCTTAATAAACCCTGAAACTGGTCAACCTATTGTTAAAAATGTGCGTAGACAGGTAATCGAAAAGAAGTATAACTGGGGATTATACGTATATAAAAAAGCAAGTGGAAAATGGTTTACTGACGGAGAAGGTAACGTGCTCAATATTGAGTCAATGCGTAACGATGTAGCAAAAATTGCAGAACTTAAAGCAGCGGCAAAGCATTATGGAGATGAAGGCGATGGAGAAGCAGTATTTGTTCCTGGCCTTACTCGCATTTCAGATGAAGAGCACTCGGAACAAATGGATCGTATGAAGTCTGGTTTGATTCCATCTATGAACGATTTAGGTGCATGGCATGCAGCCCAGCAAACTCTTGATAAAGCAGGAAAGGGTGCATTTGATGAGTAACAGCGATTACCTAGAAGCAAGACTTGGAACAACAGATAAACCTGAAAGTCAATTTAAAAATAGCGATCCATTTAATAAATCTTGGGAAGAATTAAAAAATCTTAGGGGACTAGAAGATAACTTTAAGCGTCGAATTACAAGACAAGTAAATAAAGCAGTAACACAAGAAGGCTATCTTGCTACTAATGAAGCCATAAATCTACTCAGTGACTCATATTTAAATTCAGCAAACGCAGATCCAAAAGGTATTAATGATTCTGGCTCTAAAGCAATCAACCCTGGTTTAATTTATCGAAATGGCTATGGACTCTTTGACGTAATTACTCCACCGTACAATATGTACGAACTTGCAAATTTTTACGATACATCATTTGCTAATCATGCTGCTATTGATGCAAAGGTAGAAAATGTTGTAGGTCTTGGTTACCGATTTGATGTAACAGATCGAACGATGATGAGCCTTGAAAACAATGCAGACAAAGGTGCAACACTTCGTGCTAGAAACCGTATTGAAAGAGCAAAGTTAGAACTTCGTGATTGGCTAGAGTCATTAAATGATGATGACAGTTTTACACGTACAATGGAAAAAATATATACAGATCTTCAGGCAACTGGAAATGGTTATATGGAAGTTGGCAGAACAGTAAGTGGAGAAATCGGATATATCGGACATATCCCATCCACAACAATGCGTGTACGCCGTATTCGTGATGGACATGTTCAGATCATTGGTCCAAAAGTTGTTTACTTCCGTAACTTTGGCGCTACAAACCAAAACCCACTAACTTCAGATAATCGTCCAAACGAAATTATTCACTTTAAAGACTATTCGCCACTAAACACTTATTATGGTGTTCCAGATATTGTTGCAGCACTTCCTTCACTTATTGGTGACCAACTTGCGTCTCAATATAACATTGATTATTTTGAAAATAAAGCGGTACCTAGATATGTGATTACACTTAAAGGTGCTAAGTTGTCTGCTGATGCTGAAGATAAGATGTTCAGATTCTTGCAAACAGGGTTAAAGTCTCAGTCACACAGAACTCTTTACATACCTCTTCCTGGAGATACCGATCACTCTAAGGTTGAGTTTAAGATGGAACCCATTGAGAACAGTGTTCAAGAAGGTTCATTTAAGGAATACCGCAAGCAAAACCGTGATGATATTTTAATTGCTCACCAGGTTCCAATTTCTAAACTTGGTGGTTCGGACTCTGGTGCAATCGCTGCAGCACTTGCTCAGGATCGCACATTTAAAGAGCAGGTTTCTCGTCCAGAGCAGCAACATCTTGAAAAGGTAATCAGCAAGATTATCAAAGAAAGAACAGATATACTTCAATTTAAGTTTAATGAACTCACACTTACAGATGAAATTGCACAGTCTCAAATTCTTGAGCGTTATGTAAAGAATCAGATTATGCTACCTAACGAAGCCCGTGAAATTCTTGATCTTCCACAGGCAGATCATGGAGATGAGCCACTTGAACTTAGCCCAAGACAGGCAGCAGATTCAAGAGCAAATGGCAATCGTTCTAGAGATGCAGAAAGAACAAACAGCCAGTCTGACGGATCTGCAACAGTTGCTGGCCGAAATCCGAAGGGTGAAGGTAGAGCATCTCAATAGTTGAGAAATCTATAAAAACATTTGGTATAATGGAATACACTATGAACACAAATAAGGCTTTTTGGACCACTGACGGCGACAATGTTCGCCTATCAATGCCTTTTGGTAAAGTCGACATTGAGAAGAGAATTGTTTCTGGTTTTGCATCTTTGGATAATGTTGATAAGCAATTTGACATTGTTACAACTGAAGCCTCTATGAGTGCTTTTGCAAAATTCCGTGGCAATATTCGTGAGATGCACCAACCATCAGCAGTTGGCAAAATGATTTCATTTAAAGAAGAAAAATATTTTGATCCAGAATCAAAAAAGTTTTATAAAGGTATTTATGTTTCTACATATATTTCTAAGGGTGCAAGCGATGCTTGGGAAAAAGTTCTAGATGGAACCTATACTGGTTTTTCTATCGGGGGACGAATGAACAAGTGGGATGATGCATACAATGAAGAACTTGATAAGTCAATTAGAATTATCAAAGACTATGATCTAGTAGAATTATCTTTAGTAGATTCACCAGCAAATCAGTTTGCAAGCATTATGTCAGTTGAAAAAGTTGATGGCGTA